GGCCAGGAAGTCGGCCACGTCGACGCCCTCGTCGGTCAGGAGCTCCGAGGAGACCTGCACGAGGATGGCGTACTTGAACGCCCCGAGGGTCACCTGACCGAAGCTGGGGTCCGACTCGGTGATCGAACCGGCCTCCGCGATCAGCGACGCCGTCGAGTAGCCGGCGGTCTTGGGGACCTGGAGGTTCTCGCCGGACTCGGTGGTGAGCACGGTCACGTTGGTCTGCCGGATGGCGGACGAGTCGATCATGTGCTCCTGGAGCATCGAGTGGAACGACGTGGGGACCACGTTGGCGCCGGCACCGGCCGACAGCTTCGACAGGTCGCGGGACTCGGCCCGGAAGTCGATGGCGCGGACCTCGCCGTTGACCAGCTTGCGGAGCCGGTCGGCGTCGGTCTCGACGGCGTCGGGGGTCGGGGCGCCGCGGCGGGCGAGGTCGTCGCCGAGGGAGCGGGCCTCATCGGCCGCCTTCTCGCGGTCGATCAGGTCCTTGACCTCACCGATGCGCTTGTCGAGGGCGTCGAGGTCGGTGTTGAACCGGGCCCAGGTCTCGTCGGCCTCGCCGGTGAACTCCCGGCCTTCGGCTTCGACGGTGTCGAGGTGGGCCTTGGCCTGCTCCCACACGTTGGCGCGCTGCGCGAGCAGCGAGTTGAGGATGTCCATGATGGTGTGCCCTCCTGGGGCGTGTGGCGGCCCCGGTCGCCCAGGGGTCGCGCTCGATTGGTTGGTGTGCCTGGATGCGTTGCTCGCTGTCCCGGCCCTGCGGGGTGCCGCCCTCAGGCGGCGGGGGTGCGCCGGTCTGCGAGGAGCAGACGGGCGCGGGCCACCTCGATCGACGGATGCGTTGCTCGCTGTCCGTCGGTGTCGGTGAGGTCTTCTTGGGGGTCCCCGATGATGAACGCGCGGAGGTCGTCCGCTTCGAGGATCTGGTCGATGGAACGGGACTCGTTCACCAGGCCGGCCAGCGCCTCGCGGCGGGCCGCCGGGTTCGACCGCAGCCCGGACTCGGAGTCGAGGTACGCGGGGAACGTGACGGGTCCGGTGTCGAACATCTGCATCGACTTGATGGTCCGCAGCGGGAAGTCGGAGTCGGTGACACCCCACTCCTGGTCGATCACCCGGAAGGAGAACGAGGCCCCGGTGATGTCGCCGCGCTTGGCCGAGACGACGAGGTCACGGCCGACGGTGGTGTCGGGTACGTCGATCTCGAAGCGGAGACCGACGTTGTCCTCGAAGAGGCGCATGGTGCCGGACTTGTTGCGACCGAGGAGGAGGGACGGGTCGTGGTTCAGCAGGCCGCGGATGTCGTCCTCGACGATGGCGCGGCTAGCTGCGCCCGGCGCGACCTGCTCGACGAACCCGCCGAGGTTCTGGCTGTAGCGGTTCCACACGGGGGCGTGACCGACGATCACGTCGCCGGTGTCGCCGGCCCGCACCTCGAAGTCGCCCTTGATGTGTCGTCGTTCCATGGTCGGTGCTCCTCAGGTGTCGCCCGCCACGAGGGCGAGGTCTGCGTCGGGGTCGAACAGTCGTGGCGGGTCGGTCGCGCGGGTGGCCGCTGGTTCCATGTTCAGCGGGACGAGGTACTGGGCGCCGGCCCCGTTCGGGAGCGGCGGCTGGTCCTCCATGCGACGGATGTCGTCCACGCTGAGCCAGCCCCACTGGCGGCCCACGGCGTAGGCCTCGAAGCGGGTCTTCGCGTCGCCGCGGAGGAGGCCGTTCACGTTGAACTTCACGAACTCGCCGGGCGGGAGGAGCTGCGACAGGCGCTGCTCGACACGCTCGAGGTGCGAGCGCAGCGTGTAGGTCACGAACCCGATGCCCTGCTGCTCGATCCCTGTCCCCCACGAGGTGGACTTCTCGACGTCGCCGATCATGTGCGGCGGCACCCGGAACAGTCGGGCGATCTCCGACACCTGGAACTTGCGGGTCTCCAGGAACTGGGCGTGCTCCGGGTCGATCGTCATCTGCTTCCACTTCGCGCCGTCGGTCAGCACACCCGGCCGGTGCGCCTTCCCCGGCCCCGAATGGTGCTGCTCCCAACCGGCCTTCAACCGATCGACCACGTCCTGGTTCAGCGGGCCGTCGACCTCGATGACTCCGCCGGCGTGCGAGCCCTGACCGAAGAACCGGGCGCCGAACTCCTCGGTCACCAGGCCCAGGCCGATCGCCTGACGGGCCCGCTCGATCGGCGACGCACCCTTCAACGCACCCGGCTGACGGTGCCCCTTGATGTGCAGCACCCCGCCGGTCGACCGACGCGACCACGCTGGGGCCACGACCCGGGTGCCGGACTCCAACGTCACCTCGAACACCTTGACCCGGTCAGGGCCACGGAACGGGAGCACCGACCGGGGGTCGAGCGCCGCGACCACCTGCGGCTCCCCCATGCCGTCGACCTGCACCTCGAGGTAGGCGTTGCCGTCCATCAGCAGCGAGGTGAACACGGCGTCGATGAACTCGAACCGGGTGTCCTCGTCGTTCGGTGTGTCGAGCCACCCAGGCTGGTTCACGACCGGGCGGCGCACCTCGGCGTCGTGGACGAACGCCCCCAACGGCAGACCCGCACCCGACTCGGAGATCAGCGACACGCAGGCATTTACGGCCACCAGGCGCAGCGCCTGATCCTGGCCGACCGGGACCCCGGCATGGGTTGGGCCGCCCGACACCCACGGGCCACCGGCGCCCCACACGTCCTGAAACGAGATCGAACGGGACTCGAACAGCGACCGGAGCAGGCTCAACGGTCACCCCTGGCAGGAGGATCCAACGCGAGGCCGACAGCCACGAGGCCGACGCCGGCGAGGAACGCACCCACCCATGGGGCCAGCATGAACCCGGCCGCGGCGACCAGTACCAGCCCGACGACCTCGAGGACCGACGACACAGCAGCACGCATCAGTCCTCCTTCACAGGGTCACGAACTCGGGCTCACGGACCCGTTCTTCGAGCAGATCCGGCGGCGAGGCGAGCGTCCACAGCAGCATCACCAGCGACACCGCACCATCGATGTGGCCCTTCGACTTCGACTTGCTAAGGGTGAACCCACGCTCACCCTCACGGCGAGCCGCGCCGTTCACATGAGCCGCCAACGCCGGGTCACCGTCGTGCAGCACCCGGCCGTTCACGATCTCGTCCAGGGCGTACCCGCACGCCGGGCCCATCCGCTCAGGAGACTGCGGGAACTCCACCATGTTGAAGCCCTGCTCCTCGGCCATCACCGCAGGGAGCTCGAAGAACCGGGGGTCGTACGCGACCCACTGGATGCGGAACTCGGCGGCCAACGTCTCGGTGATGAACCGCCACACCTCGAGGTGATCGATCTTCCCGGCCCGGGCGGTGAAGAACCGGACCCGCACCACCTTGCGACCGTCGGCCCGGACCTGCCCCCACGACACGGCGACGCTGTCGTGGCGCAGAGCCATGTCCACGGCGACACCGACCTCGGTACCCGCCTTGATCTTCGTCTTCGGCTTCGCACCCTGCGCCCACGCGCCCGGGTGCTCCTCGAGCCACGACTCCTCGTCAGCGTCGGTCGGTCGGTTCCAGAAGTAGCGGATGCACTCGTGCTTCGGGACCTTCGGATCGAAGAACCGCTCCACCCGGTCGGCCACGTCCCAGAACACGTCAGCGGCGGCCGAGGCCGCTCGGATCCCCTTCTCGACGTCGCCACGCTTCAGCGGGTCGAGACCCTCGGGGGCCTGGCGGACCATGGCCAACAGGCGAGGGTGACGGTCCGGGTAGCGGATCGCCTCCAAGGCCTGCGTGTACATCTTCCACCACAGCGGATCCGAGTCCCTCGGCGGCGACGAGAACGTCCCGGCCCCGACCGTGGTCATGTTCAGCACCCGCCCCTTGCGGCGCTTCATGATCGAGTTCGCTATGACGGTGTGGAGCCGGGCCTTCGTGCCCTTCCACTCGTGGATCTCGTCGGCCAGGAAACACGTCGGCTTCCCGCCGTCCTTTGTCCCGGCCTGCGCAGCCACCCGGAACAACCGGCCAGGACGGCCATCGGCGAACAGGATCTCGGTGTCGAACACGGAGAACAGCCCGGCCAGCGGCGACTCGGGCACCTCGGCGCCCTTCGCACCGCCGCACATCGTGCGGGCGGCGCCGAAAAGCTCGTCGGCCTGGTCGAAGCTGGCGGCGGCGATCGGGACGTTCGGCGAGCGGGGGGCGATCACCGGCGGGCCAGCGAACTCGAGCACGCCCATCGCGGCGCAGAACTCGGTCTTGCCCTCGCCCTTCGGCATGCACAGGAACGCTTCCCGATAGCGCCACTCCGGCGGGTCCGGGATCAGGTGGCGGGGCGGGACTTCGCCAGAGCGGACCGCGGCGACCCACATCTCGCCGTGGTCCGACAAGGTGCCGGGCCGGTACTCGTACCACCGCCACAGGAACAGCTTCTGGTCAGCGGTGAGGCAGAACGGGCGGCCGTGGAAGTCGCCCTCACCGTGGATCAGCTTCTGCTCGATCCACAGC